CCAATCCGCAGCGTCGCCAGATCGGCGGCAAGCTGAAAATTATTCTCTATGCCACCGTAGCCTTCGCCGCGTTGGTCGATAATATCAGCGGCTTGCGCCAGTAGTTCTTGAGGATTCATTTATCATCTCCATAAGAGCCGCCCGTTCGCGTAACATGCGCAGCACCGTGTAACGCTGGTGCAGACGCACTAAGATGGTCGAGCGCCGGGCGTGACGTTGTTCCATCTCCAGTAGGTCTAAGACCTCCTGTTCGGTAAGATCAGCAAGCTGATCGTTAAGGGTTTTCCATGTGACTGGTTCGGTCATTTCAATTCTTCCAAGGCTATCTCAGCCAATGTTCGTTTATCGTGTAGCGCGTCAAATATTCTTTGGTCAATAGTATTGTTGCACATGATGACGTAGCACCACACATCGCGCGTCTGTCCGCTGCGGTGCAGACGACCGACCGTTTGCTCGAACAGTTCAAGCGACCACGGCAGCGACAGGAAGATGATCTTGTTGCCGCCGAATTGCAGGTTCAACCCGTGGCCGGCGCTCTTGGGATGGATCGCCAGCAACTCTATCTTGCCGGCGTTCCAGCGCTCGATGGCGTCAGGCTCGTCAATCGTGGCGACGTTAAATAGTCTTTTCAGTTCGGCTAGTTCTTCTTTGTAATTGTAGACGATGATGGTGTTGTCGCGTTGATTTTCGTCTATTATTTCAGCCAGCGTCGTGAACTTTTGACGCCCATACCACTGAGCAGCGCCGACATTATCATACGCGAAGCCGGACGTAAGCTGCTGAAGTTTGTTTGTGACAGCAGCCGCTGTTGGAGCCGTGATCTCTTCATGCACATATTCCTTCTTCATGTTCTCGTATGGCGTGCGGTCGTCAAGATCGCATCGGATCTGCACGACATGGAGCGGCGGCAGCTTGTCTTTATACTCGCCAGGCTCCAGCACATATGTCGCCGGCTTGATTACCTCCATAACCTTCGGCAGCGCGTTCGGCAGCGGCTCCCATTGGCCGTAGTCGCGGTTCACGCAATAAAAGTATTGCTGTAAGAACGCGCCCTTGCTGCGGCCTAGCAGCGTCTGATCGACAACTTTGCATTGGCCAAACACATCCTCTAGACCGTTCGACGTAAACGATCCCGTCAATCCCCAGCGGATCTTGAACTTGTCGAGGATCTTAAGCAGGAATTTGAACCGCTTGCCGGACGGGTTCTTAAGCCGCGTCAGCTCATCAAAGACAATTCCGTCGAAGTCTTTAGGATCAATTGACGGGATGTTGTCGTAGTTGGTGACGACTATATCAACGTCAGCCGCGAACGCTTTCTTACGTTGCGCTGGCGTGCCGACGGCGACCGCCATGCGCATGTGTTCAGCCCATTTGGGTTTTTCCACAGGCCACACGTCCGTGCAAACGCGCTTCGGCGCTAACACAAGCCAGCGGTCGCAATGACCTTTGCTGGTCATGTCCGACATCGCCGTCAACGTGATCGCTGTCTTGCCCGCGCCTACTGGCGCAAGGATCATAGCCCGATCATGGGCGAAGAGGAAATCGGCGGCTTCGTGCTGGTATGGTCGCAAATCCATTGGTCAACATCCTCTTTGGACCATAGGCAGGCATAGTTCTGGTTTAACGCGCGCATATCAGACGCAAATATTTGTTGTAATGGCGATAGTTTACCGCCATGACGTTTCAATTCGACAAAATGTGTGGACCCGTCAGCAAAGCAAACCACACGATCACTGACGCCGCGATTTGATGGCGCGACGAATTTATATGCTTTGCCGCCAACGGCTTGCACACATTTTACGAAATATTTTTCGATTTCACGTTCAAGCATAAAAAGTCTCTTGACACACCCGTAAAGAAAAGTCTAGTGTCGAATCACTGAAAGGTAAGGTAATGGCGCACAGCAATATCGTAGGCGGTTCGACCGCTAAGCGTTTGATTAACTGCCCCGGTTCACGGGCGTTAGTCAACACAGTTCCTGAAAAACCTACTAGCAAATACGCGGAAGAAGGTTCGCGTCTGCATGACGCAATGCACATGATCTTGTCGCATGGCGCAAGTGTTGACGATTATACAGATAATGAGAAGTTAATCCTAGCGCTTGACTCACTTAACGAGATTGATCCTAATAGTGAGCTTGAGTTTGCCACGGAGGTGAATGTCCATTTTAACGACTTTCTTGCCGGAGTTTACGGTTCTTGCGATCTCGCTGGCCGTATTCGCAATCGTGCGATAGTCCTAGACTGGAAGTTTGGGGATGGCGTTGCGGTAGACGCTGAAGAAAATGAACAGCTTATGTTCTACGCCGCCGCAGGAATGCGGACGGAAGAATTGCGCTGGGTTTTTGAAGGTGTCGATGAGATCGAACTTATCATTGTGCAGCCGCCTTATGTTAAGCGTTGGGTGACGACGCCCGGTCGCATCAAGGCGTTCGAGCGCACGCTGTATGATGCCGTGCAAGCGTCATTTAAGCCCAACCCTAAGTTTGAGGCTGGCGACCATTGCCGTTGGTGCGCCGCCAAGCCGGTCTGTCCCTTGCTGACGGGTCAGCTTGAGCGCGCTGTCGCGACGAAGGTTAAGGCTATTGATGTGGAGAAAGTCGGCAATGCTCTGGCGTTTGCGATCCTTGCGGAAGAATGGGCTAAAAGCGTGCGTGAACTGGCCCAAACAATGCTGGAAAACAACGCGCCAGTGCCGGGGTGGAAACTCGTGCCCAAACGGGCCACTCGCCAATGGGCTGATCCTGTTACGGCGGAAGCGACTTTTAATGAAATGGGATTGGGTTTCACGGAGTTCATGGAATTAAAATCGCCGGCACAAATCGAAAAGGCGCTTAGAAAGCGTCATATTGCGATGCCGGAAGGTTTTACCGTTTCCATGTCAACAGGTAACACAATCGCGCCGGAGAGCGATCCCCGGCCGGCGGTGCTTACAATAGGCAAGGACATTCGTTCTGCCTTCTCTAAACTTGAGGTAAAGTAATGTCTAATATTGTGAAGTTCGGCAACGCCAATCTTCCCACCGCTGCGTCTCTGGCTGAGTCGCTGCGTAAACTCGATACTGATGCTGGCGTCGGTTCGGTCATCCTGAAAATGGATAAGACTGGCCATTGGGTTTACGGCGCGGATCAGACTGAGATTGACAAAGACGGACGCTGGGCGGTCAATCCGTTCTCGTTCGTCCACGGTTTCATTGCGTGGGGCGAAGGCGAGGTGCTTGGCGAGAAGATGGTGGCCATTACGGAACCGCTTCCCGAACTGGACGTGGCCCCTCCCGGCGCTAAGCGCGGTTGGGAGCCCCAGGTCGGCATGAGCGTCAAGTGCCTTGATGGTGAGGATGCTGGCACGGAAGCCCGCTACACGGTCACGTCCGTTGGCGGTAAGCGCGCTATGCACCAGCTTGCCATGAAAGTTGCCGATCAGGTCGACAAGAATCAGGACGCGCCGGTGGCCGTTGTGAAACTCGGCTCGGAATATTATCAGCATAAATCCTACGGTCGCGTCTACACCCCCGTGTTTGACGTGATCGACTGGATCTCGCTCGACGGTGCGCCGGCCGAATCGGTCGATGGCTCCGCTGGTGACACCGGCCGTCGTCGTCGCGGCTGATAATAGGGAGGGCGGGGGCTAATAACCCCCGTCTTTTTTTAAATGACATACCTTTTTCCCTACGCGGGTTATGACGGCCCGAAACGCAAACCCCCATCACAATCCAAAGAAGCGCGCAAGCATAGGCTTCGCGTGGCGACGCGGGCGTTGCGTGTATTGGAGTCTGAGCCCGAACTGACACCGCAACAGCGTGTGGTGCTAGAGGCTGCGGTTAACGCTGAATATATACCCGGCGCGACAAGCGGTTTGCCCCCATCCTATCGGAAGATACTGAGCGAGGTCGCGTTCAAGCATAAGGTGCCTTACAAGTCGATCCTCGGAGTATCGCAGCTAAAGCATATCTCGCAGGCGCGGCGGGAATTTATATTCCGCTGCATGGAAGAGATCCCGAATGCGTCATATGCTGGCGTTGGGAGATATGTTAAGCGCGATCATACGACGGTGCTTTACGCGCACAAGAAAGGTTTAGCCGACCCGTCGTCGCTGGAGCCTTTAGAGCGTAAGATCGCCGTGCATAAAAATAAGTCGGCTGACGGGTTTTCTTTTTTCGAGTCTGAGATTGTCCGATTGATAAAAGAAGGCTTGAGCCATGTGCAGGTGGCAAAGCAGTTAGGCAAGACACCTAAACAGGTCACGTCAGCGCTCTGCGAGATCCGCCGCAAGGCGTCGAAGATGAAATGCACGGACATACCGCCGGACTTTGGCCGCGTGGCGAAAAGGATACCACATGACTGACTACACCGACCTAATCGCACGGCTGCGCGCTCCCGTGCCGACTGTCTATGACTGCAAAGACGCCGCCGCCGCATTAGAGGCGCAGGCACGACGGATTGCGGAGTTGGAAAGTATGCTCGCCGTTCATCGTCTGGCGGTGGATGTTGACGCCTTAAAAGCCCGCATCGAGGAACTTGAAGCCGAGAACGAAGAACTGAAAAAGGCAATTTCTAAACCGTGGATGGGTTCTGCCCGCGCCGCTTATCTGGGAGAGAAGGAATGATTGAAGATCTGTCGCTGTATCTGTTCTTCTACGGCTTCGGCTTAGCATCGGGAGTGTTTGTGTCATGGATCGAATCGAGAAGGTAAGCCGGTATATCCCGGCAGTCATGCCGTCGCGTGGCGGCAGCGGCGAAGAGAACGGCAGCACTGTGCGCCACATGCTCCTGTCTATCCCCCGCATCAAGTTCTTAGAAGGCGGCACGACAGAATACTATCACAAGTATAGCGTGCTGAAGCATGAGCCTGTCATCATCAACCCCAGCTACAGCGACAAGTGGTGCGAGGCAATTAAAGCCGATCCACTAACAGAACGCGAGTTAGAAGTCGAGAAACTGATAAACGACGGTAACTCGCACAACGTCGTAGCGATCAAGCTGCACATCGCCAAGAACACAATCGCCAACATCATCACTCGCGTCCGCGTCAAGCGCGCCTACCAGAGCCTGAAGAAATGAAACACATCATCCTAGCCGCCGGCATAGCCGTGTGGGGCGGCCCTAACGGGCCAGTCGCCACCGAACTGCAATACGAGAATGAGAACTTTTACTACACGCCCTACGGTCAGATCAGCGCGCCAAAGGTCGGCAACATGACGATCTACAACGGCCCGAACGGTGAGTATCTTGGCTACCGCTTAGAAGGGGGCGACGATGGCGTTCAATGAAAAACTATTCCACCACATCGGCAATTTACTTGATGATGAAATGGATTCTAGTGAAGATGGGTTTGAGACAAACGTAAAAATAGTTGGCCTTATTCTTGGCGGCTACATGTCCACCATGAATATAGCTGAGCGTAGGAATGTCATAGATAATTTGGCGCGCATATCTAATGATCCAGCCGTAATCGCTGAAGCCACGCGGAAATACAGGCATAACGCATGATTTGGCTTGATTTTGAAACGCGCAGCGAATGCGATCTGAAGACGGCGGGCGTATATAATTACGCTCGTCATCCGTCCACGCAAGTGATCTGCATGTCGTGGGCGCGGCGCGGCAGCGAAGTGCAGACGTGGACGCCGCAGCAAAAATTTCCTGAAGCCGTATATAGAGCCGCTGTGGATGGGGGCCAAATCCGCGCACACAACGCGGCGTTCGAGCGGCTTATCTTTTGGCACGTCCTCAAGATGCCGATACCGCTTGAACAATTCTACTGCACCGCTGCGCAAGCGCGGGCGAACTGTGCGCCAGGGAGCCTAGAAGATGTCGGACGATTCGCCG